CCAAAGGTTTATAAGCTCTAAGAAGTTGATCGACTCCAAAAGGAATATTATTCAATGCCCCTTGAAAACTATTGCTACGATTATTGTATAAATGAGTTAAAAGTAATAAAGCCGCCTGTTTAATAACAGGATACTGAGCTATAGGACTTGCATTAGTTGTATAAGTAACAATTACAGGATTAGTCATCCATTCGCTAATATCATTAGGAATACTACTTACTAATATTTTATTACCAGTAGGGTCATAAAAATAAAGGGTTGGATCTAATACAGTTAATACTGGTGGATTACCGCCAGAATAATACGACACGGAATTGATAACAACTCCAGCAGTATTTTGATTGGCTTGGCTTACTTCAGGCAAATCGAAGGCAGATTGTGTGCCTGTCATGCCATTTGTAGCTCCATAGTAGACCTTCCAAGTGATAGGGAATATCGACATACCAAGATAGTCCTCTATAGCGAACCTAGTCGCTAATTCAAGGCTTTGAAGGTATGAATCTTGACTCTCATCTTGGAATAAGTTTAACTGTTGAGTAATTTCATCAAGTGTAAGCCATTCTGTTTGAAGATCACGGCTTACTTGCTCAATTTTTTCGTAGCTAAACGGATTCCTAGTAGTCCCAAGATAAGGACCATTAGTTAAACTGTCTAATGGCATATTAGCCTACCAATCTAACGCCAGCAAAAACATCACGAATAGTGGAAACAACACGCTTTTCACAGAAAAGAGTAATGAATCCAGGCTGTGCTTGCTCAAGAGCCTGAATGCTCATCATTTCATTATCAGCAATAGTCACAAATTGACTCCAAGCCGCTAAATAAATAGGATGATTGCCAGAGCCTGCTACATCCATATACGGATTGACGATAACTGGGAAACCAAAGATGCTGGTTACAGAACCTCCCATTGGGTTACCAACCTCTAGGAATACTGGCAAACCAGTAGAGCCACCAGTCAATTCACGGATTTGTTTAATAGTGGATGGGTGCATCATCCAAGCAGTTGATGGATCAACCCAATATTGAGGAGGAAGCGCAGAAGCCAAATTACCAATATCGTTATAAGAAATAGCTGTAGGAGATGCCTGCGTTACTTCAAGAACTGTATGACGACCATTAGTGATTGCAGAACCATTTGTGCCAAATGAAGCGGCAGAAGTAGAACCAGAATAACTATTTAAACCACGCAAACCTTGTGTTGCGCCATAGTTATAAGTCGTTGAACCTGATTGGTCATTATTCAACATCATGGAAAGTGACTCTTGTTGAGCAAATTCCAAAGCAATATCTCCAACAATCGCTGGATCAATATTGTTAATATCGCTCATTACCGCAGTACGGATTGGCACTACGGCATTAACAGAACGAACTGGCAACTGCCAATAAGTGGTAGCGATACCAGTAGCGGCATTCGCATTATTGCTATTGATTGGATAACCCCAAGGATTAAATGTTCCGCCTTGTTGTAGGTTAGTAATATTTCCAGTTTTTACTACAAATGCCTCATCAGAGCCAATAGTTTCAATTACTCTAGCGCCAGCATTACGAATAGGGTTGTTTTGACGAAGCGAAGCAAACGCATCATCATAAATTGTTTGACCACCAACTCCAGAACCAGAGCCAGTAAGTTGTGATGCTTCTTTAAGGTTTACTGTAGCCTCACCTTTTTTAAGGGCTTTTTGGACTGCTTCAAGAATTAGATTAGCCATTTTATTTCCAAGTAAAAAAATTAAAAGAGGGGGAAGTTTCCCTCCCCCATCTCTTTAGGTTGCAGTACCAGTAGAACGATAACGGATTGCAGAAAATGGATCAACCACAGAGGTTGCCAAACGCTTCTCTCCGAAGAAAGTTATAAATCCTGGCAATGTTTGGTCATAACGACGTAATACCATATTCAAGCGATCCACGATTGTGTGGAAGCGTGACCATTGACCGAAGAACATTGGGTACAAGCTAGTTGTTCCAGCGTCACCAGTAGTTGATTGATAAGGAGTATCAAGATACTTATTAACAACAACATCAAAACCAGCAATTTGGCCAACAATACCATCAGTAATCAATGGTGTCATACGATCAAAAATTGGAGTGCCGTTTGTATCTTTTAAGCCACGAATCTGTGCAAGCATGAATGGATTAACGATAATTTTAGCATCTGGAGTCCAGTATTCTTGTGGAAGGCTATGCAAGAATGTGATTACATCATCAAAAGTGATGTTGTTACCATTAACTGTATTTGTGTTTGAAGTTAATTGGTCATAAGTACCAATCGAAGCCAATCCATCTGTAGATGCTGTTCCTGAAGTACCGAAAGCGGCAGTAGAAGTAGAGCCACCAGTGTAAACAGAGTTAGCACCAGCATATTGATTCAAACCACGAATACCATTAGAACCGCCAGTAGGATTACCAGTTGGAGATACTTGATCATTGTTTTGAATCATAGCAATACCTTCTTGCTGACTAAATTCAAGCAACATATCATCTACAACATTGGACTCTAAGCCATCGATATCGTCAAGAGCGGCAGTACGGATTGGGAACTGTACGTTAATATCTTGAAGAACTACTTGCCAAATATTGGTGTTTTCAGTTGTTGGAGCACCGTTGTTTTGGATTGCATAACCCCATTGAGCACCAGCATTGCCAGTTTTTGCACGGAACTGATAAACAGAACCATCAGTAGTTACATTGCGTGAAACTCCACGAAGTGGATTCATCAAACGCATTTTGTGGAATACAGGATCGTAGGCTGTACGACCACCGACATTGTAACCGCCACCATAACCAGCTGGATTACCGATTTGTGAGCCATCTTCTTTTAAGTAGGCTTGATATTGTGATTCATCTTCAAACATGACGAATTCTTTTTCAAGACGACCTTTTTTAACCATCTTCTTCAACTGCTCAGTAACTAGACGATTAACATCTTGCTTTACTGATTTAGCTGGAGTACGCATGATTTCAGGAGCTTGCACTTGTGAAATTTTGGTTTCTAAAGCAATAACCTTTTCAGAGAATTCCACTTTAGCGGCTTCAATGGCGGCAACGGCTTCTTCTTTTACTGCTTGGATTTTGGTTTCGTTAGATACTTCAATAGCATCTAGCTTTTCCGTGATTTGCTCAATCATAATAATTCCTTTATTTGATGCGTTTAGATAATGCTTTAGAAATTTCTCTTAGCTCTAATGCTTTAAGGATTTCGTCAGCTTCATTTACCACCGCTTCCAATTCACTTGGTTGTGGGGTTTCTTTAATAATTTTCTTGGTAGCATCACGCAACTCTAGAATTTTTTTAAAGACGGAAGATGCGGTGGTCGCACCCTTCTTGGAAAGTCCTGCCTCACGCAAGGCTTCCTCAACTAATCTAGGGTTAAGATGCCCTTCAGCATCAAAACACTCTAATTTATGGATTTCAGCATTTGGATTATTTGGATACATAACAACTGAAACTTCACGCAAACCACCTTTAGTGATTTGGAAAAAAGATTCTTCATCATTATCATCATCTGTGGGGTCTCCGTATTGATCAACAAATTGGGCTTCATCTGCATAAGCACCAACAGAAACTCCACCAAAAAGATTTGGAGAGTTTTTTAATACTTCATATAGATCGGAACCTGTGGTGGTGTTCATAAACAACTCACCTTTAGCAGTCATACCTTGTTTGTCAAAATTAAATTCATTCCATTGACCTACAGGCATGCCCATATCATTGTGATTTAAAAACATAGGCAAGGGTTTGCCGCTTTGTGCAAACTCATTAGCCCATTCCATAAAACCTTCAGGCTGGTAATTAAACTTACGACCATCAGCCCCAGTTCTAGACCCCCAAGTTGTAACAACAGCCTCAAGTTGTCCGCTTGGGTTTTCCTTTGAGGATTGGTTGAGCTTTAACTTTGCTTCGCAGATTAGATTTAGGTTTTGATTCATTTATAGCCCCATTGTTGATAGCTTGATTATTATCTTGTATTTTTGGGGACGGCACAGGTTTTTTTGGTAGTTTAACATTACTTTTATGAATCTGATAACCAAAAAGACCAATTATTTTATTAACTGTTTTCATGTTTTCCCTATATTCATTTTTTTGGTTTGATTACCACCGCCACCGCCAGTATCTTGTGGTGAAGAACCCGGCAATGCTTGTACTTTAGCAGTTTTTGTAGCAATTGGAACATTATCTGAAGAAATAGCTTTTGCATTAACAGATAATAAGTCATCAGCACCATCCATTTTAGGCATATTCATATATTCTCTAGCTTCATTAGGCGTCATAATACCACCCGCAACTCCAGCATTTACAAAGTTCATTTGGTCTAATGCCGCACCTTTTAAGAAATCTTTTGTATCAAAACGAATTGCTAGATTTGGATAGCCTTTTAATAATGATTGCTTAAACTTTTGCTCAATGCTAATAATCATTGGGTACATGGTAGTTTTATAGAATTCATCTAGCATGGTTTGTGTGTTATTAAACTTGCCAGCCGATAATCCAAGCATTTCAGGAGGTACACCAAACAGCCCGCAGATTCTTTTAGTGGTTTGGTCTTTTAGCTTAGCGGCATCTGCATCTTGTAGTGTCAGCATCTTAACAGGCTCATACTTCATACCGTTATCAAGCATAATACTTTGACCTGGTTTGCTTAAATCAGTAGGTTTAGAGCCAGTCATACTAGACCATGCTTCTGCCAATCGACCTTTGATTTCTTTAAATTTCACATCTGGAATAACTTGGTCAGTCACGAACATACCGCTAGGTTTTGCACCATTTTGCATAACAAAGTTGGCATATAAATCAATATCTTGATCTAAGGCAACCAATTCAGTAGCCAGAATGCCTTTGTTGAAACCAGCAGAACCTTGCCAAGCGGCTTCTGAAATATGAATTACTTGATGTGCGGCTAATGGCTCATCCCGATTAAAACCATAACTAGGTGTAGACAAGCGATAAGTAGGGTATCTTGCTGGATTCATTTGCGTTGTTATCAGCGTGGAATCCAAGTTATATAGTTCTATTGGTGTTTGTGAAGCATCACCTTGGTCTTTACGGAACAGTAGCGTAAAGGTTTCGCCAGATAACAGATACCACATACACCATTGATACCAAAACTCATATTGGCTTTGGAAATTATTAGGTTCTTGCAAAAGATTAAGAACTTGTTTTGCCTTTGCTTTATCCCTTGCTCCAGCTTTATCAGAAGCCAAAGCATCTTCAAAAATGCCTTCGTCTGTCTTATAAGCTATGTAAATACTGCATTGTGCTAATGCTCTGGCAATAACTCCAACGCAAGACATAATTGTGCTGTTTCTTGTCAGCACAGACATATCTACAATCCGACCAGCGGATGTAGTTGAGCTTGTGGTTACATAAAGTAGCTGAAAATTTGCACCGCCTTTACCATCTTGGGTCTGGCGAACAATCTGATTACCTAATTGGGTTTGTCCAAAAAGGGTATTATTTTCTTTTACTACTGTTTTCTTAGTGCGGAAAATGTCTAAAACACCCATATAAACTCCCAATTTTTTACGATATTACCTCAAAAACTACGGAATCCAAAGCTATTTGATATGAATGGGTTATCTAATGAGCAATGTGCCGCAATAATCATAGCAATTATGCCATCAACTTTAGCAGATTTGTCAGCTTCATTTTTCCTAATTTTTATGTTGCCATTTACATCCTCATAAACTTCACAGTTGCCTAATTGCCACCCAAGAAAAGGGTTTCCATCATGACGGATTTGATTATTTAGTATTAGTTTCTCAACATATTTTGATGGATTTGATAAAACACTCATACCTTGTCCAACTTTTTTAACAGGAACCCCGTTATCGTGCAGTCGCGCAACTAATGAAGCCGCATTATAAGCATCATATCCCACCTCTTTCACATCATACTTTTCACATTGTTGCATTATGTAAGCAGAGATTTCCCTATCATCCATGACATTACCCTCAGTCAGTCTAAGTATCTTGGAATCTATTGCAACACGGAAAATATCTTGATAATGCTTAGGAATCATCTCGTAACCAGCTTGTGGTAGAAAGAATTGCCATTCAGCGTAGTAATCCATTTCGCCATAGCGCTTTAAGGTGCATACGGCATTTAAATCTCGTGTGGCGGCTAAGTCAAAGCCAATAAAGACTGCCTCTGGTTCTCTATCGTCAGGTTCGGATATAGCTTTATCCCACATATCTCTGTCTAGCCAAGCGGTATTAGCACTTACATAGATGTTTAGGGTTTTGCAAAGAAATTCGTTTAATACAGCAGGCTTATGCTTTGCTTCCTCTGCTCGTTGGGCGATTGCTTCCTCAAAGACGGATATTCCGTGCATAGGATTTGCTTTTGCCCAAGTATTAGGCTCACGCCAATCATCCTGTGGGTCTAAGCCATATAGCAATCCAAACCATCTAGGGTTATCACCAGCTTCCCCATTAAGCATAGATTGCACCATGCTCATATCTTCATAAAACTTCGTGTCTTTAGTAAAAGATGCAGTTGTAATATAGATTCGCAATGGGTTTTGTCTTGCGACCATACCTGAATGTAATACCTCAATGGAATTTCTATCCACAATTTGAGCAGCTTCATCCACAATTACGCAAGATGGATTTTTTCCGTCTCCTGATTTTTTGGTGTCTCTAGAAAGGGCTTTAAAAGTGGATTGCGAATCTCCGCCCTTTTTTACTTCGTATCTTGATATGTTATAAAGTGCCTGTAAATCAGTAGGCATATTCTCTACGAATCCTTTAGCGGCATCAAACACAATGGTAGCCTGCTCTCTATTGGTTGCTAGGGTAAATACCTCTGCTCCAGCTTCACCGCATAGCAACTCATATAGTGCTATTGCGGCTGTAATAGTTGATTTTCCAGCTTTGCGAGGAATAAAGACAATTACATCAGTAACCATCCTCTTGGTTCTATCCCTTTTTCCACGAAAGCCATAGATAGCACAAATAATAAAAATCTGAAAAGGCTCTAGGATTATGGGATCACCCGCTTGTGGTCCTTTGGTGTGCTTTAAATTTTGGCAAAAGGACAGAAAATGTTGTGGCACTCTTTCATCGAATTGCCATTCCCATTCTTTATTTTCGTATTGATTAATAAAGCGTTGGCAAGCTAAACGAACATCTCTGCAGACATTAATTTCGCCTTTTATTACATCGTGGGCATATTCAAGCCCAGTCTCCCACCTCATGAAGCAAATGGTCCTTTAAGAAATTGCGATACAGGACTATTACTTTCTACCTTGCCAGATGAGAGCCTGCCTCTAGGGGTAAGCCCTAACTCATTCATTAACTGGATAATTAATGTGGTTGCTTTATTGCGAATGCTTAACCAAGGGCTAGGAGCAAGAGTAGCATTATTGTTTTGCGGTATTACAAGTCGGCTTTGTCTTTTACCGCTATCGTCTTTAAACTGTAGCATCTTGGAACAGTCCACATAAACCTCTATTTGGTCTGCCAGCATGGATAAAGCGTGTTTATCTTGGTCATTTCCAATGCCATAAACTGAATGTAGAAATTCCGCAGTTTCATCTATGAACTGTTGTTTATCCCATGCGTCAGGATTATCCAACCATTCGGCTCTAGGAATTCTTTTTCTAATACTGTCAGGCAAAGTGGCTAAGTCGCCTCTGGTTCTAGACTTTGTGCCATCGACTATGTGAAGCTCTGGTGGTTTTTTATTCATGGGTGCATCCTAGCCTAAGACACCCCCCTCTGTCAAATTACATTACACTTGATTTAT